AAAAGGGTTTTTGGCCTTGGCCAATATTTAATATTTATATTTTTATTTTCTTTAAACCAATCTGTCACAATAGACCAGCAATCATATTTTCCCCAGATAAACTTTCGCCCAATAAGTGAAGGAGCTTTCCAACCTGAAGGTTCAATGCAAGTCCAATGATCTTGATTAATACTGTAAATATAATATGGAAAGCCTATGTGTTCACAAGATGCCTTATCAGCTTCAGAAGCTATTGCAGCACCTACAGGATGACTGTGTATTACACCAACAACTTCTCCTGTATCTTCACACTCTGCCCAATCATCAGGATCAAGCATAAAAAATTCATGCTTTCCCTCTGCTAAATTTTTACAAGGCCAAAAGGTTTTTTTGCCATCTATTATTGCAAGCAACCCACAAGCCTCATTAGGTGCTTGTTGTTGTGCATATTGTTTAAAAGATTCTTTCCAGTTCATATTTAAAAATTAACAAATGTTCCAACACCAGGGAAATCATCCCTTGTAACTAATTTTTTTGGTGAGCCAATACCACTAAGATCAAAACTGCTTATCATCTCAAACTCAACAAGGTTTCTATCTTCTCTAACTTTTCTATCAATAAAATAGACCTCTCTTGGTAATTCAACAGAAGGGTCTGGTGTGCCATATGGATTTACATTAGAGGGAAAGTTTGCCCCATCAAGAAAACCTGCAAGGGTTCTTCTCCTTGTCACTTTGGCACTTTGTAAATCTATAAAAGGTGTTGTTTGATTAACACGCAAAATAATAGTTGTTATTGAACTTAATAAATTAGAAAAAATCAAAGTAGGTCTTGGAAGTAATCCCTTGCCAGAATATTTAAAACCATCTGCCTGACATGGCATCCTAGTGTATGTATTTGATTGCCAAATAAGATCAGTGCTATCTTTCATATTGTTACCAGCATGAAAAAGAAAAACTGTTGCATCAGATAATGTTGTATTTACGTTAAATGAAACATTACCACTTGTGGACTGTGAGGTTGTTCCTGTAACTGTAAAAGTATCTGTTGTAACTGACTGAATTGTATAGATCCCATCAATTCCATTTCCAGATGTGAAATCAAGACTCAAGATGAGACCAGTAGAAAATCCATGAGCAGTTAATGTGATAGTAATTGTTGTACCTGATTGACTATATGTAGCTGTTTTTGCAGATTTTGTATAATGAAGATCAGCTTTTAATTCAACAGAAAACAATTCAATAATAGATTTATTTGTTAATGTTTGTAATTGAGAGGTAGGAGTTGTCATTTATGGTTCAAATACCTCTCTAAAAGTACAATTAATAATTGCTCTATTGTTATAAGGTATAGTTTTTGTCCAAGAATCACAAACATATTTGCCAGCCCCAGAAAGAGTAATTGATACATTGCCACTGTTTGTTGCACTATCAGCAGCAGTTACCGTAAAAACATTATCATTTGTCACTGATGCAACAACAAAATCACCATCAGTTGCAGAGCCAGAAGTGTAATCAATTGTCAAAACATCACCAATAGCAACTCCATGTTGTGTGATTGTGATAGTTACAGTTGTAGTGCTTTGACTATAAGTACCTGTTTTTGTAAACCCTTCTGCTGGTGGGGTGAAAGTAAAACTTGCCTGATCTGCAACCCTACTTCTTAAAAAGCCTTCAATAACATCTGATTCAGTCTCAGACACGTTAAAAGTAAGATCATATACTTTTGGATCTTGAGATAGAGGAAGGCCGTATAAAGCTCTGAACTCATAACCATCACCTAATTGTGTTCTTCTTACTTTTGGTGAACTTGTTTTTCTCATCCCATATGCGGGAGTTATTGATGGAAAGGTAGCCATTATCTATTTAGTAAACCTCCAGCCCTTTGTTCTCTTACAAGTGTTTGTTGAACTATACCACCGATTAACTGACCTAAGGCATCAGCTTCAGATCCATTACCAGCCACAGATGAACCACTTGCGTCTACGTTAACAGTGACTACGTTAGTTGTGCCACCACCACCGATTTGATTGTTTGGAATTATATTGCCACCTCGTGAACCCATTTGCAAAATCTCAGGGCC